AATACATTCACATAAATTGTACCTGGACTACTTAAATTTTCTGCCGCAACTAAGGAGGCATCTATAAATGTATTGGCTATTACATTATTGGTATAGATTGTACCTGAATTTGTTAAAGTATTTGATGATACAGTATTTGATGATACGGATGGTACAACAACAATAGTATTGGCTCTAACCACATTCGTATATAAAGTACTTGAATTGGTTATTGTATTTGATGAAATTGTTGTTGTATTAATACTTGTATTGGCTTGTACTTTATCTGTTACTGTGTTGTATCTGATTGTTGTATTACCATTAACATGAGCATTGTTTGCAACAAAAATACCTATGTTTGGACCTTGTGCAACAATAAGTCCATTCATATTTGCTTGACCACTATGTGTCAAACCTAATGTAGTATTGGTAAAATATATTTCTTTACCTACTGTTAAATTATTATCAATTATTGCTGAAGATGCAACACCTTGAACCAATAATTGTTGTTGTATTTCAACATCACCAAGGGACAATAAAGCTCTTGCTGTCTGTTCATTAAGTGTCAGTGTTCCTGAATCTTTTGTATAGTTAGTTTTTCCTAACGCATTATTTTCTTTAACTAATGCATTGGTAGAAACAACCCATTCACCAAAAGTATTAGATGTACCTATATTTGAAACTGTATTAGCCATTAATTAACCTTTTCCAGTAATTTAATCATCAAACCCTTAATCTCGGCCATTTCCTGTTTGACGTTTTCTATTTCCGACTTTACTATATTTATTTCTTCTTTTTGTATTTTTAACATACGAAGCTTACTATAGTAATCATTTTTTGATTCCATATCGGTATTTATGAGAGCCATACTGGAGGTATCTCTAACTAGATTGGTACCATTTACTTTAACTAACATATTATAATCCTGTTCCTGCTGGTAAAGCTAGTGCTCTAATATCAGTAATGATTGGCACACTGGTTTTGTCACTTGTTGACATAACAACTTTGATTGCGAATCGTATGAACTCGTTATATTCATTACCATTTGTACTGATATAAGAAATTATATTATCAGCAACACCGCCGACACCAGGTGCACATTCAAATTCAATGAAATTTGTTCTATTTTTTGAATATGCTGTTTGGTTTCCAACTTGTGTCATTAATTGCCATGATTGATTGGCAAAAGGATCAGTGTCCTGTGCATTTTGAATTTTATAATAAACATATACTTGTGTATTCAATGGCTTATAGGCAGTATAGTAAACTCTCAAGTCAGCAGATTCATTTCCTGGTGTCAAAACAACATTCTTAGTTATATATCTTGCGTAAGCATTGCCACCTTTTGGACTTGTTTCACCGAGAACCACAACAGAGGCATTAGTATTACCAGAACGAGTAGCTGCATCAGAAATAGTAATTGTTGGTGTCTTTAAGTAACCAGAACCAGGATATGTTACGTGAACAGAACTAATTACACCATTACTTGTTGACACACTCAAAACAGGTGTATCAGAACCAACATCTGGAGAACTCATAGTTGCTGTAACGGTATTTGGATTGTATCCTGTACCACCATCTACAATGTTAATGATGTTACTATCAATACCCATGTTGTTGATAACATTCTGTGTAGAGAACAATGATATACCATCATCTGAAATAACTGGACTTACATTATTATCTGTAGATTTTAATGTAGCCGTCATAACAAATGAAGAATTTGAATTTACCAATAATATTCTTTCACCTTGGCCATCATCTAAGTAAATCTCAGTATTCAATGGATTTGCAGTTTTACCTGGATTCACATCAACAGGTGTTGTTGTAGTTAAACCATTATTTAATATACCATAATATTGATAGTTAATAGATGTAGATGATGGAATAAGGTCAGTTGTTGACAAATTCAAAGAATGCATTGTTTGGTCGGTAGAAAAAAGTCCATTTAAATTAATAACACTATTTGGATCAATTGAATGTAACAAATCATTTGTTCCTAATTTTCTATATGGTAATCTCTTAGGTGTTACAAAAGAAATTGTTGGAGTTGCATTGGTATTAAATACACATTTATCAATAACAACCATCAGATTTTTTGTCAAATCAGCCGACCATGTGAGAGCATTCTGTGACTCAAAGAATGAACCAATATATGGCAGTGATCCAATTTTTTCAGGATTAGTTGGATTTGCATCTGTTGGTAATTTTTTAGATGTAGAAACTAGAGCAGGTTTATTCTGTTCAGCATAATACAACATGTAGTCAGCTGAACCAGATTCAATAACCATTGCATAAAGGTCACCTGGTTCTAAGTAGATTGGTGTATCAAAGGTAAATGTTGTATATGTATTTGAATTCAAATAGTGAACTACATTGTTTGCGCCAACTTTAACTTGGTCTGGATACAAAACAACTCTAGAATGTGGGATAGTTTTCCCACTAGGATATCCATTATCAGTTCCAACCAGAGATAATGACACAGGGGTTTGAGTTGTTGGTTTTCCAGCAAAGAAAAGTTTAATGGAACTAATAAAGATACCATTCGGATAGTTATCTTTTTGTACCATGAATGTTTGTGCTATAGGATCACGATGTGGTTTAGCTATATCAATAATAGTATATGCTGCTAAGTCTACGGGTGTAATAATTTTACCTGAAGAATCTACTGATGCAGAAAATGCTGTTTGATTTTGTAGGCCTATTGCATGGAAAGTTGATTCAGCAAATGTTGTTGCTGTGGTTGGATCGGAGTCAATAGTTCTATTGTCTAAACGGAACACTCTTTCACCGACATAGAATTGAGAACCAGGAATCTTGAATACACCAACGAAACTACCTTTTTCATCAGTACATAATTTTGTTGGTGAAGTTCCGCTTTGAATTGCCAATCCTACATTTAAAGAGTTTCCTTCAATTGTATAATGTGAATTTAATACACCATAAGATTTACTATTACCTACAGTGATGCCTACTGGTGTTAATGGATCCAATGTTATAGTTTTTGTTGTTGCATCGTAAGCAATTATTTTTGATGTAAATGTTTCCGATTGTACCAATATTACAGTAGATTTATTTGCTGCGGTAACGGCATCTTTTATACTAGTATTATATTTATCTATTGAAACATTGTATTGATTTTGATAACCATGATCGCCGTCCGGATCAGCTCCGTATGTAGACCAATTTGGCGGAGAAGGAACATATTCTGCACCATATTCGTATGGATATGTCCAAACCGATTTTATATAAATTGTTGCACCAACATAATAATTTGTATTGGCTGATGCGTTTGAATCTAAAGATAATTTGGTAACATTATCATAAAATATACCTCCATCGGGTAATGTGAATGCAGTTCCAACATCAGTGTGTGTTAATCCTGGAGGACCTAATGTAGACCAAACCACAAATCCATTCGGGTCAGTAATTGTCAGTGCAAATGAACCTCTATGTCCAGATACATATAACGCACCAGCTGCTGCGGTACCTGTCACAGACCATCCAATATTAGTATTACCTGTTGCGGCAATTGTGGTGGTTCCTGTATATGTTTTTTGATATACATTACTTAAACTGCCTTGGCCCGCATCTTGGTATGTATTAGTTGTGGCCACAACTGTGTTACCTGTAATGGCAGATCCACCACCAATTTTAACTGTTGCTGAGTTATCGGCAGCCAATTTGAAAGTATATGTGCCAGTTTTTGTAAAGTTAACGGGTAAGAAATAAGTAAATGTTGTTACTGTTGCATCAACAGAACCCCACACACCATTTTGATTTAAGAATGATGAATAAGTGCTTACCGATGGAACTTTGTAGAATCTAGATGTTGTTGGAATAGTAGAGGTTGTAAATCCACCACCCACACTAGAAACTGTTCCTTCTGTGTGAATTTTATTTAAGGTACCAACACAAGTACCTGATGCAGTTGATTTAGAAAAGTTACCATTTGAATCAAAATAAGCATTAGTTATGGTGTTTATATTAACAAGTGTACTTGGAATACCAATGAATGTAGACATATACAATCTTGCTTTAGTTGTATCTGTATATGTCATAACACTTATGACACGACCAATTGGATAGAATTTTTGTATACTGGTATCATAAAAACCAACAACATCATTATCCAAAAATTTACCTGATACCCCAGTCACTTCAATTGTATTTGGTTGTGTTATGTATTTATTGACATTAACACCGTCAAACCAAGCTTTTACGTTTGCATTAACCAACATACCTTTTGTTTTAATAATAACTTCTTGTGGTCTAATAAAAGGAGAAACAGCAGTATTTGTTACATATCCTTTGTCCAATACCGTTGCATTACCATTAGGAGATACGCTTTGTTTTTTTGTGTTAGTGTATGATAAATTGTTTATGGTTGGTGTTGTTCCAAGTAAACTTTTTACTCCTGGAATTGAAGCCCAATCAGCTGCTGTGAGCAAATTAATACCATTATTAATTTGATTGTGTTGTAAATTAGGATCATTGGTCGTTATAGCCGGAATTGATTGAGTAGTAAACCAATTATCAACACATGGATTCAATGATTGAACGCCTTCATATATTATAACAGAGAACGGATTTACACTAATACTAGAACTTGCCAATTGTTGAGTAATTACATTTGATGTTGTATAAGGTAATGTAAATATGTTTGAATTTGTACCTGATAATGAACAAATTTTAAATGTACTTGTATTTGCCAATGTACCACGACTTGCCAATACTTCAAGATTTTGGAGTTGAAAATTTGTAACACTGGTAATTGGAGTTAATTCTTTTGTTCTGATGTTGATTTTTGCTTTATAATTTGTATCATACGTATCAGCAACACCAAATGAACCAAGATCATCCACTAAAATACCATTTTTAAACCTATTCAAACCATTTGCGTCAGGAACTTGTAGAGAACTAGCATTTTGTTCTAATAAACTTAAGCTGGTATAATATTCCAAATTATTGACTTGGTCTTGTAGTTCAGATATATCACTCTTTGCCCAACGTTTATGTAAAACTTTTTGTAAAGAAAGATTTGTTGTGTAATTTAAACTTCCACTTTCCCCTGGAACATATGATGTATAGGGATCAAGTGAAATATTTGCCAACAACAATGAATTTTTTGGTTCAACAGGGAAAATTGGTGAAACAGATGGTGTACCTTCCACAAACTGGAAGTTTCCATCTTTCGTCAAAATGAATTTATCTTTTCTACCCAAATAATATGAATAAGAACTTACAAATGAAGATAAATCATTAGGTATCATCACGCCACGTGTTGATGATGAAGACACTTTATATTCCCATGCATAAGCTGTTTGTGCATTAATTCTTGATGGTCTAAAGTCAATACAATCTCTTAGAACATATAAGTTTCCATTTTTGGCTGTATATGTTTCGTTATAGTCTTTGTCTGCGTAAGAAGTTACACTAAAGAATCCATCACCACCAGTGTGTTGGTAATAATTATAAACAACCAAAATATTACCAAGTGGTTTTGCAACACCAGGTTTCAATTTAATAGATGCGTGGTCATAGAAGTTATCCCTTTGGCCGTTATCTAATGTAAATAAATTGGTTACATCTCTATAAGAACTTATGGAAGAACCATTAGATATGGTTGTGCTAGGTGATCCTGTATCCACAATCTTTGTAATTGCTTTAACATCAGTAACATATAAAGAAAAAGATGCATAAGAAATATTTGTCGAAGGAATATAAGTTTGGCCAGCAGCTAAGGCCACTTTAACACCACCAGTAACAGTTGTTAATGTACCAGCAGTTGAAGTGGATCCCGTAATAAGTGTTTTTGTTTTTAATACAGAAGATGAACTACCATCAACATACATATTTGCAATAACTGTAACACCACTTGTGGCAGTTGGACCATAGGTTGTTGATGTAAAAGTTGCTTGTGTTGAGTTGTTGGAAACAGTTACATAATTTGATGTATTGGAAAAATCAAAAATTCCGTTTGCATCTAATACAGTATACAATTGTTTGAATTGTTCTCCATATATTGGTGTGCCTACAGCACCTTGAAATTGTGTTCCTGTAGGCGCAGTAATCAACAAACTATTACCGAGACCAAAGCTTGTGTTTGCAAATCTTACTGTTGAATAATAGGATGGGTTTGTTACGGTTGAAACGTATGGATAACCAATTTTAAAAATCATTTCAGGGCCAGTTGAATCCCAAAGTATGGTGTCTCCCGACATAACACCATTTACTTTACTACCAACATTCACATTTGTAGATGCTGCTAAAACATAAGTTGAAGAATTAGCTCTCTGAACAATAGATTCAACATTAACAGTTGAAAAAATCAAAGAAAAAACAGAAGTTGCATCAGGATTTATAGTGAATACTGAATTTACTGTTGCAGTTCTTGTTGCTGGATTCCAGGCTGTGATTTTTCTTATTTGGCCTTTACCTGTACCTGATGTTATTGATAGAGTTGCACCATAATAAGCATCAGAAATACCAGACCATTTGCCAGCAGGAGATGAAGCAAAAGTTATTGTTGATGATGTGCCACTAGCTGCCGTACCTGTTAGGGTCTGTGTACTAATGTCATTAATATAGGTATTGTAAACATAACTCTTTGTATTGGTACTTGTGGATGATACATAGTCAATATTTCTAATAAATGATGTACCAACTAATGTTGAATTATATGTTGTTGCATTTGCCGAAGAAATGTTTCCTGTTGGTACACAATGTAAATCCACGGATGGCATTGTAGTAATATCAAACACACCTGCCATTGAGTCAGTGATAAAATAGCTACCATAATCCATGTAAACTGAATTGCTGGCCTTACTTTTTGTTGTTCTTGCACGATTACCAGTCAAAGTGATTTGAGATTGATTTTCAATTCTAAATCCTTGAACATATGCCAAACCTTTACCAACGGTCATATCATAAAAACCATCATTAGTGCCGTTTTTACCACCATGTCTTGATGGTGTTAATTTAAAATCATTAACTATATAGTCGCCATTAGTTTCATAATCTCTTTTAGCAATATAATCATTGATTACAGAATAAACTGTACCATTAATTTGTTTGATAATATATCCTTCGGATATTCTAACCAATTCAATAAACTGGTCACCATTACCTATATCCAAAGGCAATGTAGAAAGAGTTAACTCAATCACATAACGGTCTGCGCCTGGTGCTTGATAATTTGTGGCACCAATTGCTGGATCAAGTAATGAGGAATCATTAACATAATCATAAATTGTTTCTGTAATAGTGAGACCAACTCTAGCTGATGGTGTATTACCATATTTACTTAAAATGATTGTCTGTGGTTGTACAGAAACAAAATTACCAATTGAATACTTACTATATGTTCCATCAGCATTCTGTGTGTCTGAAAATGAATAACCATTTATAACATAGAAAACACCATCAGAAATGGAAGCCACGGAAGACTTACCTGTTGCTCCAGTAACTAATAAAGTTGCAGTGGTTAAACCATCATCTGTAGTTATTTTATTGCCATTTTGGAAACGTATACCAGAAAGATACGTAATAACCAATGTAGGAGGATCACTAGCGTTTGGATCACTTCCTGTTGCTTCAGCAGTAGCTATGACCTTGGCTAAAACAGTACCAGTATCATCTTGTATGATAGTGTTTAAGAAGTTTTCGGCAACCAGACCAGCCGAATTAACTAATTTTAAATAATAACAATTCAGATTTGTTGTAACTTTACCGCCAGTAACCGGAGTATTTTGTGAGAAAATATTATCGGCAAATTTTGAAATTTGGCTTTGTAAAATGGTTTGTGATTGTGTCAACTCTCTGGCTTGAACCGCAAATCCAGGTTTGAAAAGAATACGATGGAAGTTCTTTGATGGATCAAAGTCATCGTAGTAGGGATCAACATTAAAATTTAAAGCCATTTTTATCCTTTTAGTAACCGAGAACAAATCTGAATTGTTCTATTCCGTCTGAACTTCTCTGCACACCTGTTCTATTTTCAATGAATGCTAGATATCCTGAATGTAACACAAAATTTGGAGTACTATAAGACAACAAAGTTCTTGCAGTACCAGATGATTGACCATATAATGTTGCATTAGTTTTTATTGTACCCGTCATATTTAGCACTTTAAGGACATTGGATGCCTCATCAAAGCTTAAAACTGTTCCACTGAATGTAGTATTAGATGCATTGACACCTTGATAAATCATTTCATCATTTGTGTATGCACCAAAACCTGGTGAAACAATAAAATTCGTTGTTGTACTGTATATAGATTCATTTGCGACTGCTGGACTTGAACTTTGTGTTACTGGATTAAATATTAATCCAACTTGGTGATAGTCTATATCAGTTGGAATGAGACCACCTTCATTACCATTGAACTCCGCCGTATACATTATGTGACTACAACCCAATTCAGTTAACGCATCTGAACCATGTCCACCAACAGGGGAAACAGGAGCATTAATGATTGCACCAGAACCTTTAGCAGATACTACCGCAACGTTTGCAAATGTATAATTGGAACCGGAAGATGTTACAGTGATTGTATTGATTTTGCCTGATGAAACCGTAGTGGTGGCAGCAAATCCAGTTCCGTCTCCAGTTGCTACGATTTTTATGGCAGCGTTTGCAGGATCATATCCTGAGCCACCATTGACCACATTTACAACATCTATGTTACCAGTCCCAGCACTCCATAATAATGGATTTAATGTGTTATCTTTCACGGGAACTGGAAGCCAGTTTGTATCCATAAACTTAACTTTTGCACCAATATCTACTGTGTAAATATATTTCCATTTATAACCATCAGTGCCTGTGTAGATGTTATTTGTTCCATATGAACCTGGTTGAAAATAAGGTTCAACTGTTGATTTTTTGCTGTTATTATTCCACAAACATTTGAACACTTGGTCATATCTATTTTTAACATAATAATTATATATGTTATTATTATTACTATCTTGTGCTGTTATATTAATATCATCACGATAATAATCATATACAATACCAGAAGTCCAGTCCACTCTTTGGATGACAGGAGAAATTGAACCAGTGTTTATAGCCTTTGCAACAAATATATTTTTAAATACTTTCTTTATATCTTTTTGTGTTTCAATAGGCTGAACTGGATCATTTTCATCTGGCCATGCATCCACCTTGGCAAGAAAACAATAGATTGAGGCCAGTGTAGTGTTCAATTTAGGTAACACAACAGCAACAGGAGAATAATAAGCCTGTTTGATTTGTGTAACTTTTGCCGCTGCGGTGAGGATATTTTTATTTGCCATAGTGTTCTATTTATTAAGCATGTGTGATAGATACAAAAGTATTTGCAAGGTCACCATCAAAACTTATATATTTTGCATATATGGTTGATGTACCGGGAATATTAAATGACGTTGCATTAACAGTTGAGTTTAATGCAGTACAACCGTGTGTAAATGTTTGATTTGTGCCGGCAGTATTTGTAATCCACATATCAACTACTTTACCAGCAGTATAGTTTGTAAATGATACTGTTAAACCAGCAGAAGTATTGGCACGAATGACAGAATTATTTGCAAAGTCAATCGTAATGGCTGTCTGAGCACCAGGATATGGAGTTGGTGTCCAAATAAATCCTTTTGCTGGGTTAACTGTTCCGGTAAAAGTTATAGTATCTGCATTAAATGATGCAATTCTTTGTACGGTATTTGAACCTGTTGGTGTATTCCAAAATTCAGTACGAGAACCTTTAGTTGTATCTGTAAAGTTTTCTGCCGCTATAAAATCAATTCTTGAAGAACCAAAAGCAGCAAAGTTTGTTCCTGAGTAACCATTACCTGCTATACGTAATAATATATCACCAGAGGCAGCAGCTAAAGGTGTAGTAGCAGAACCACGACCCATACGACCAATCAAAACTGGGTAAGTGCCTATACCAAAACTATCAAATGATACCCTAGTTGCATTGTTGGCTTTACCAGTAATCTGTAACATATAGTTTGTATTTGATGGTGCAACTGTTCTGGAATTATCACTTGATGTTATTTGAATGAATGCTGTATTGGGATTGAAAGTTGGATTGTTAAAATCAACCAATGTTCCTTGTACAGCTATGTTTCCTGTTATAGTAAGGTCTTTGGTAATATTTGTTGTACGATTAATAACCAAATTGGCCGTTGCAATTGATTGACCAATCACCATATCGGCACCAATCTGCGATGAATAAATTGCATTATTACTTATTGATAAATTGCCGATGTTGGCTGTATTGGCATTAATTGAATTGGTAATTGTCAAAGAACCTGCAAATGTACCTGTTGTATTTGCAAGAGCATTGTTGGCTTTATTGAACGCTGCTTGTGTAAATGGTGCAGAAGCGGCCGTAGTTTGTGTTGTTCCGTCAGAAAATATAAGGCCTGTAGTAGTACTCAATGCACCTCTAACACTAACATTCGACAATAAATTGTAACCATTATTAGTGATATAACCAACCACATTCTCTGACATGGTACCACCAACCATGAATACAATGTTTGCTCGTGTTGAAGCTGTACCAAGAATTAAATTACCAGAATAACTTGTTGCGGTTGGACCAGCAACATACACATAACCATCATAAGCCTTAAATGCAGAGTAATAAACTGGGTCACTATAATTTTTACCACTAATGCCCATATCAATAAAACTATTAGCGTTTGTTGAATCACTAGTAGATGCTACGTAGTCTGTTGAACCATTTGCTGTAAAGTTTTGAAAGTTAACTTGTAAATATGTGGTCGTAGAAGTTGAATTACCTGAAAATTGTGCCACAACACCAGTGTAAGTAACTGGATTTGCACCAACATTTAATACCTCATTTGAATACAATCCTTGTGCCAGTGTATGACCAGTAAATTTACCAGTTATACCAGTGGGAACATCAACAGCAACAAACAAAGTATTACTTGTGTTTGCATTAAGTTGAGAGATTAAAGCTAATTCTGATATTTTTACCGTACTCATTTTTTACCCCAATAGGATGATGCTGCCATTTTCTGTTGTTAATATTCTTCCATCTTCTGTGGACAATTGTGGAACATATTGTATTCCAATTGGACCAAAGATTGTAACATCTGTTACACCAGAAAGAGTTCTGTTGACAGACATTAGTGTATTAGTGCTTGTTATATTTGCATTTGAACTCAAATAAATCTTACCTTTAGCCCAATCAACTGCTGTAACCGTTCTTGTATTGCTTGTATTACTTCCAATTAAAATCTTATCACCAGTATACACAATGTCCTTGATTGGATAAGCTGTGTTGCTATAATTTCCATTGTTAACTATGTCATAATACTTAGTTACTGATAGTATATTTATGACATTGGAATTAGTATTTGCATTAACAAATGCAACATTTCCAAAGGTTAACCATGTATTACTCGTTAATGTAACTGTATTTGCCTGATAATTAATTGAATTAACTTCAGCATGTATTGAAGGACCATTTGGTGGAATAATCTGAATGTAACTGTTTGAGAATATAAATGATGCCAAGTTGGCACCCAATAGATTGTTAAATTTAATTATATTATTACTACGATTGACAAAATCCGCAGTCATTGTTACAGAGGATGCAGCGTAACCAGTATAATTTTCTAATGTTTTGCCTTGGTTTACCGCTTCAACACCATGGAAATTGACAGAATTATTAGAATTAATTGCAATTCTACCAACAACTTTCATGCCCGTTGGATGTAACAAATTCAATAGAACTTGTCTATATTTTGAAATTTCTTTTTCAAGTGTAATTTGATAGGTATAGTTGTTGTAAAAATCACTCTGTAATACATCAAATGAACTTGGTTGACCTTTTGAACTCAGGTATTGGCCTTGACTAATTACCAAACCATTCAAGAATTCGGCGGTACCTTTTGCATTACCATCACCATAACTTATAAGTCCTGAAGAATTATAGGCCCTAGTATATGTTTTACCATCAGAAGCAGAGAATACTGATAAATTTCCTGTATACGGTGAATTTGAATTTGAAGGAATCAAATTAATATTTTTATTTGCAATGCTAAATTTTGCTTCTGTATTTGGTGTAGAATTATAATTAAACACCCTTAAATTATAATGGTTTGATGTTCCATCTGGTTGTTGAGCATCTACTGTTAATAATCTAATTGAATCTACTTTTGCAAGATATGTTGCAGTATTTGTATTTGCACCTTGATAAATGATATCATCTTTTAATGGAGGATTTGAAGTAGAAACATTTGATACAAGAATGTCCTGTATTTTAATTGAAACAGAAGGACTTGAAACATAATCTTCACCTGTTTCAATCAAATCGATTGTGGTAATAGAACCAGCACGGTTCACACCAACAGTGAATGATGCGCCTGCACCCAATATTCCAGGCACATATAAACTAGCATTTGCGCCAGATACCGAACTCACAGACAGAGTTGGTAGAAAATCAAGTGAATAACCCATACCACCCAAAGGACCTGTTGGATAAATTGAGTTTGTATCATATACATACGAAACGGAAGTAATTGCACCAGTGTTTGCATCAACAGTTTTTACATTAGCTTTAGCGCCTAATCCATTACCACCTGTAAAAATAATTCGGTCATTGGCTTGATAACTTGCACCACCATTTTGTATTAATATTGGTGATAAAATACCCAATGAAAATAAATCAGCTGTGGTATAATCATCTGTTGTGTAAAGTGATTGTGCAAATACTTCTGGTGTTTCAGTAATACCGCCGCCACCATTTTGTAAAATAACAGTACCTATTGGATAGGTTGAAAGTGATAAGTAAGTAAATGCATTTGCTAATGTTGTATTTGCATCGGTAACAAATGAATTTGAGAAAAAATAATTACTATTACTAAGTTTAATATTTCTCTTTAAATTTATACTATTATTGTTGATGTAAACATTGGCTGTACTTTCTGCGTTAGGAATAAATGATCCAACAGTTATTATTGCACCAGGAGCATTAGTAATATTCAAAGCAGTAGTTAAGGTATAACCATAACCACCAGTTACCACGTTGGCAGTTACTATAGAGCCTGCTGTGGTCGTTGCAATTTGTCCTTTTGCACCTACACCAGATGTAGTTTCTAAACCACCATCTATAATAACAGGATCACCTGGTTGGTACAACAAACCTCTGTTTTTTGGATCTATCTTTAGTTGACTGACTTGACCTACAACTTTACCTCTTAATGGGTAACCATTATACAAAATTGTTTGGTTATTTGTGTCAACTACCCGAACATATTCACCCGACTGGAATAGTCTTTGTATGTTTGAAATAAAGACTTCAATTTTTGTACCAGACAATACTGAATCTTCTACTGTTGCAATTGATTTTGTTTTCTCACCAAATAATCTAAGATTTTTGATATCTAAGAAATTTGGATCAATAACTCCACCAGAAACAGCCAACGTTGCATCAGTAACACCTATATTTCCAGTTGGATTTTCTTCAGCAGTATATGTTATTATTGTTGATGAGGGTATTGTTTTGACCGTATACTCACCATTTGGAGGATACGTGTCTGATGTTAGGCCAGAAACTGTTACGATACCATTGGCCGAAACACTATGTGGTATGAAAGTTTCAAGTGTAATATTATTTGCTGTGTACCTAACCGACTTGATATTAACTAAACCACCAGCTATCTTTAAACTTTTTGCAACATACCATTCACCAGCAGATGCTTTAAGAACAGCATCTTTGGTATAAAAAACTTCAAAGTCAGAATTGAAAAGTATTCTGAACAACAATTTAAAAGAACTTGGTGTGCCTTTAGATTGATATAATTCTTTTGCAAGTTTGATTGTTTCTTTCTTACTTAATAAAGTATCTTGTGGAAAAAAAGGAAGAAAATCATTGATGAAATAATTTATAAATTCATCTGTTGTTGAATCCACATCTCTGTAAGATAAAAGATTTTTGGTTCTTTCAGTTACTTGACCTTGTTGTTCCATCCATTCATAGTAAGCTTGCATGAACAGAGTAAAATTAGCATAATCAGGATTATCCCGAACGAATTCGGGAAGTTGTGATGCTATTAATAAAGAAGTTTTATTATTACTGGTCATGTTGTTTTGGCTATAACATTAACAATAACAGCATTTGAATCATATGGATCAATTGTAATAATTCTATTATAAGATGAAGAAATAATTGTTGTTGTTGGATTTGCAGATATGGTTAATTGCGCTAAATCATTATCAACTTCAAGTGGACTGAATGAATTCAAAGATAAGATACCATTAACATAGTCAACAGTACCCGCATTGTTATTCAATACGGTTTTTACAAATTGTGTATTGTTGTAGAAAGTTCTTAGTGTACCGTATTGTCCCTGTAGAGTAACGGTAGCAGCACCTAATTTACCAGTTTTATCAACGGCAGCAGGTAATATGGTAGCTATTGCACTGGTATAGTTATTTCCAGATGAAGTGACTGTAATTGCTTTGATAGTGCCGTCCGTATTGATTGTTGCTACAGCTGTTGCACCTGATCCGTCACCAGAAATTGTAACTGTTGGAGCATATTTGTAACCAAAACCTTTATTTAAGATTGAAATTGATTGTACGCCGCCGGTTGATGATGGAACTTCTTCAACAAAAACACCAGGAACTATCAATGAAACATTTTCCGGATCTCTAAATTGTGCAGATGGTGAACTGCTGATACCACTTAAAAACATTCCTTTTTGTAAAGGTGCACCAAAATATAAGTTATAATCAGTTGGTTTGGCTAGAATAGGATAAAACTTCTTTTGTAATTGAATAGAAATTTCATTAGTTATAATTGAATTGTCAACATTATTAATTGCAGAATTGAAAGCATAAGATGAGAATGTTGAATTAAAAGAATTTAATGTTGATTCAGCAATATTGTATATTGTTGTTTTTACATTGTTTTCTATTTGAGCTGATGTTAAATTGGTTTTCTTTGGATCATAATAAACGGTAGCATTAACTTTAATATAAGTGTAATCTGGTTCGACAATTGTTGGTTCAACAGTCATAACTGAAATTGGACGAATAACATCCTGAATCAATCTGAGTTTCTGAGTTTCAGTTAAATTATATCCACCAGTTGGCTTCAATGAAATGAATATCTGACCATAAACCGGAGGATTATTTTCTTGGCCACCCCACACGTTAACAGCATCAAATGAATAGCCCAAAGTATTTTGTTGAATTGCTGTGATATAATCTTCTTTGGTAACCGCACGACTTTGAGCAGCATAATTCTTAGGTGCTTGGAATCTGATAGATTCAATAGATTCTTTATTTCCACCCTGACTTGCTGATGTAAGTGAATAAACTGTAGTGTTTGAATAACCAGAAATAGAATCCATCAATACAAAATTGTTTGCACCTCCAGCTGACGAACCGTTTGTGGTTATATAAGAAAGTGTAACAATATTGCCATTATTTAATTTTTTACCAAGAACACCATTACCAAAATAAACTTCATAATAACCATCTACATTCTCTTGTAAGAAATAAACAGAAGAAGTATTTTTGATAGTTAAATAATTTGTTGAAAGATTGTAGATTTCGTATTGATTATTTGAAGAAGATTCTTTAACACTTACCTGTAGTGATGTTGTATCTACGTTTGTTTCTGGTATTACGAATGTATATTTTGGATTTTGTATAGAATCTACTGTAAAATTGTATGTGACTGGTAAACCTTGTTTGATGGTGATATTATTAAAATTGGCTGTATTATTTAAAACATTTACTGTTGTTGCATCTGTTGTAACGAAATTATAGTTGACACCATCAATTGCTTCTGATAAAAAATTTGTAAATTTAGGTAGTGTTAGAGAACTGTCTGTAACTTGGTTAATTTTTAAATTGATTAATGAACTTGGTGCGATTGCAGATTTGGGAACATAACCCAATTCTTTAGCATGGGATACAACTGATGATCTTTGGATGGCAGTGTCCAAAAACATTTCATTTGCAACTTGATTTAAATAATATGCATTATATTGTGTATTATAGGCCAATATGTCCAAAAGTACTGATAATGCAGAACCATCATAATTGTAATCTTTTAATGTATCTTGTTGTTGTAGGTAATTTTTTAAACTGGTTTTAATTTGATTAAAATCCAAGTTTGTTACATTAGTAGCCATTTTATCTATTTCTCTCTAAAAGAAGTGTTACCGTTGTCGGTAATGTTGCATTTTCTATGTAAAACGTGATAGTTGCCTGATATTTATTTTCATCTGGCACAACACTAACCGTAACATCAGTAACATTAGCTCTAGGCTCATGGTTTTTTATTGTGTTTAGAATTTCTTTTTCTAAAGTCGCTGAAATTATTGGCGATACATTCTCAAATAACAATGCGTCTATATTTGATCCTAACAATGGATCAAACAACCTCTCATACCGTTTAGTTGAAAGTAAATTCCTAATTGATCTAGTGACAGCTTTTTCGTCATAGCTCAAAGCAACATCACCCACCACCGGTTTCTTAGTGAAGGTGAAATCTATGTCCGAATATATTTTATTTAAAGTTGCCATGTTTTATTTATGAGCAAAAAGTGGAATGACTTTTTTGAATTTTGAAAGTCGTGGAGAAAATTCTTGGGCCGGAACGCAAAAATACGAAATTTTAACCTGCAAACACATTTGAACTTCCAGATATTATTGCGCCACCATCTGTCGAATCACCAACTCTTGCGATAGGTATACCACCAACAAAAACAGTTGATGAACCAACATTAATTACTGCGGAATGAGGAACACATGCAGGACCTGATGGTATCGTGTGTGGTGCTACTGGATTTCCTTGACATTCAACTGGAATGCCGTTAACATATACATGAGCAGATGATCCAGTTGGACCAGTCACAGTTGTCACAGAATCACAACCATGACCTGTTGTTGTTGAATCTCCATCTCTTGCTACTGCTGGCATTTTATTCCTTAGTTTAGATTGATTGTTTTACCAGTAATAGCAACTGCTCCACCAACATTAAGTGTATAATTTCCACCAACTGTTTTATTTACATTGCCATTAATTTTTTCAACAACGTTACCTTTTATATACAAATTGGTATTTCCATCTATTGTAACATTACATACACCTTTGATGTGTACATTATTGTCGGAAAGATATACTTCATAATTTTTGCCAACCACTTTAGTAACCTTAGAACCATCTGGTGCAATCTCAAAGAACGTGTTGGCCTTATGGTTTAGGTGAATCCTTTCGTGTCCTGGTGTGTCATCCAGTTCAAATACGTGTCCTGCTTCAGTTTCGGTCACCCGATTGTAGGGGACTTTTGC